TGGATCCGAACCGGGACCTCCCGCTCATCGTCCGCTACCCGGCGCCCCAGATCCTCAACTGGGACGACCTCACGGTCACGAACGACGTCAAGCAACAAGACGACCAGAAGCGGAGCGAGGCGATCCGGCGGCTCCTCATGGTCGTCCTCGACGAGACGCGCTTCGAGCGCGACACCGGGAACAAGTTCACCTGGAACCTCGTCCCGCGCTACCGCGTCCTCAACCTGGGCGACGCCGCGGCGAACGTCTACACGAGCCAGGTCGAGCGCGACGGGAACCTCCAGATCGCGGTCCAGCCGTCGATCCGCGGGAAGACATCCGAGGAGATCCCCTTCACGTTCATCAACACGACCGACCTCGCGACCCAGCCGGGCGAGGTCCCGCTCATCAACCTCGCGAACCTGGGGCTCGCGATCTACCGCGGCGAGGCCGATCACCGGAGCGCGCTCTTCATGTCCGGCCAGGACACCCTCGTCATCACCGGCTACGACATCACGAGCGGATCCTCCGAGAACCCGGACGACAACGCGAGCCCGATCATCGGCTCGGGCGCCTACCTCAACATCCCGGACCCGGACGGCGACGCGAAGTTCATCGGGCCCGACTCGAACGCCTTGAGCGAACAACGGACGAGCCTCGAGGACGACTACCGGCGAGCCGGCGAGGAGGGGATCAAGCTCCTCTCGAGTGGCGCCGGCGCCGAGGCGGCCGAGACGCTCCGGATCCGAGTCGCGGGCCGGACGGCCACGCTCCAGACGATCGCCATGACCTCGGCGACGGGCCTCGAGATGGCCCTCCGCCAGGCGGCGGTCTGGGTCGGCGCGGATCCGTCGGAGGTCAAGGTCGAGCCGAACCTGGACTTCATCACCGAGGACCAGGATCCGGCGGACCTCATCGCCTTCGCCACGGCGAAGAAGTCGAAGGTCCCGCTCTCCTGGAAGTCGATCCACAACTGGCTCCGGACGAAGGACTTCACCGAGCTCACCTTCGAGGAGGAACTCGAGCAGATCGACGAGGAGGCCAACATGGACACCTTCGACACCGGCGGCGACGCCTTCATCGGCGAGCCAGGAGCTCCAGGCGGACCCGGCGGCAACATCAACGACCCGGCGATGGTCGCGGCCCGCCAGGCGGCGATCGACGCCGCGAACGGAGAGCCCGGAGGGGACCAGGCGCCGCCAGGAGGCGGAGGGGACCAGGGCGACGGCGAGGAGTAGGCCGTGGCGGCCCACACGTCGAACACCCAGATCCGGGACGAGCTCATCTCTCACCACATCCAGGTCCTCCGCTTCACGAAGGGCTTCTCGAACCGGATGGTCGCGCTCCTCAACCGGGCCGAGCCCGAGCTCCGCGCCAGGCTCAAGACGCGGCTCGAGCGGATCGCGGCCCTCGGCTGGGACCCTGGGCCGGCGACGACGAAGCGGATGATCCGGACCTCCCAGCTCATCCGAGACATCAACCGGCCGACCTTCGCCGAGATCAACCAGCTCGTCCGGCGCGAGCTCGTCGGCCTCTCGATCGCCGAGACGGCCTTCATCTCCGGCGTCGTCACCGACGCCCTCCCGGTCGTCTTCGAGCCGTCGATCCCCTCGCCGCGTGACCTCCGCGGGATCGTCTTCGCCCGGCCGTTCGAGAAGCGGATCCTCCGGGACTGGCTCTCGACCTACGAGCTCGGCGATCGCCGGCGGATGATGGGCGAGATCCGCCAGGGGCTCGTCTTCAACGAGACGCCCTCCCAGATCGGGAGGAGGATCTTCGGGACGCGGGCCCTCGGCGGGAGCGACGGCGTCCGCGAGATCACCCGCCGCGGCTCCCAGGTCCTCGCCCAGACGGCGACCGCCGCGATCCTCAACGGCGTCCGCTCGGAGTTCTACCGGGCGAACAAGCGGATCATCCGGCGCGAGCAATACGTCGCGACCCTGGACTCCAGGACGACGCCGATCTGCCAGTCGCTCGACGGCGAGCTCTTCCCGGTCGGCGAGGGGCCCCATCCGCCGATTCACATCAACTGCCGGAGCATCCGCGTCCCGGTCGTCGACGGGCGGAAGCTCGGGAAGCGCCCGGCGAACCGCGCGACCGAGCGCGAGCTCCGCGGACTTCGAGGCCCGGCTCGCCGGCGAGCGGTCGAGAAGCTCGTCGGCCCGGTCCCGGCCGACCAGAACTACCAGACCTTCCTCCGGAACTCCCCGGCCAGCTTCCAGGACGACGTCCTGGGCCCGGCGCGTGGCCGGCTCTTCCGCTCCGGCGAGCTCGGCCTGGACCGCTTCGTCGACAACTCCGGGAAGCGCCTCACGCTCCGCCAGCTCTACGACACGGACGCCGGCGCCTTCCAGCGGGCCGGCGTCGCCGCCCCGCGGCTCCCAGGCGCTCCCGTTCCGTCGACGTGATCCTTGTCGACTTGACATAAGTCTCGCGTTATAGTCGGCGCGATCCTGTGAGAGGAAGACCGAGATGACCCTCGAAGCGACCATTCAAGACAAGGCGAAGATCCCCGAAGGCCTGGCCGGCCACTACGTCGAGACCGACGGCGTGTTCGTCCTGGACGTGACGGGGATGAAGACCCAGAAGGACTTCGACGACTACGCCGAGGCCCTCAAGAAACGACTCACCGACGCCGGCGCCGACTTCGCGAGGAAGCAAGGCGCCAGCCTCTCGCGTGACGACGTCCTGGAAGTGGTCGAGGGAGCTCTCAAAAAGTTCGCCGGACCTGGCGCGAAGCCGGGGAAGGAGAACGGGGCCGACGGCGGAGAAGGCGGAGACGTGTCCGCGCGTCTCCACGATGTCGAGCGGAACCTGGCCTCGGTCACGAAGGAGCTCGAGAAGGCGAACAAAGAGCGCGACGACGCGCTGGGGAAGAGCCGCGACACGACCATCAAGAACAAGCTCACCCAGGCCGCGAACGCCGCCGGCGCGACGCCGGAGGGAGTCACGAACCTCGTCACGCTCGTCGAGCCGAACTTCGAGGTCGCCCAGGACGGGAGCGTCGTCACGAAGCTCGAGGCCGGGCCCGGAGTGAGTCCGAACCAGAAGCCCGAGGACTACTTCGCGAACGTCGCCAGGGAGAAGGCCTTCCGGATGTTCTGGCCGAAGTCGGTCGGAGCCGGAGCCGACGGCGAAGGGGCGGGAGGCCCTGGCGCCGGCGGAGATCTCGGGAAGGGGAACCCCTTCACGAAGGCCGGCTGGAACATGACGGTCCAGTCGAAGCTCTACGCAAGCAACAAGCCAGAAGCCGAGCGGCTCATGAAGCTCGCCGGCGTGGAACTAGGCGCGGTCGCTCCTGTAAGGTAGACTCGCGCGTGTAACGTATCGCCAGGCCGTGAGGGCTCGGCTTATTCAACGAGAAGGAGACCCTCATGAGCGAAGTCAGAGTGGCGGACGTTGTAGTCCCCGAGATATTCGCCCCCTACGTCCGAACCCTCACCGAGCAGAAGACCGCCCTCATCGACTCCGGCGTCGTTGTCCGTGATCCGGCTCTCGACGGGCTACTGGCCGGCGGCGGGACCACTTTCAACGCGCCCTCGTGGCGTGACAACGATGACGACTCGAACATCCTCGACGATCGAGTCAGCACCGACGACCCGGCCCAGATCGCGGTCGCGGCGAAGATCCAGTCGAACCAGGAAGTCGCGAGACGACTCTCGCGGAACCAGTCCTGGAAGACGATGGACCTCGCCGGCGCCCTAGCCGGCGACGACCCGGCGAACTCGATCGCGGCGAACGTCGCGGCCTACTGGCGCCGACGCCTCCAGGCCGTCTTCGTGTCAACCTGGACCGGCATCTTCGCCGACAACGCCCAGGTCACGCCGAACGACGACCCGCGGGCCGGCATCACGAACAACGCCGCCCAGGACGACCTCACGGTCGACATCTCCGGCGCGTTCACGCCTGGCGTCACGGACTTCTCGGCGGAGGCGTTCATCGACGCGATCACGACCGCCGGCGACTCCCAGAGCGACTTCGTCGCGGTCATGATGCACTCGATCGTCTTCTCGAAGGCCCAGAAGAACAACCTCATCGACTTCATCCCCGACTCCTCGAACGCCCTCGCGGCGGACATCCCGACCTTCCTCGGGCGGCGAGTCATCGTCGACGACACCATGCCGAACGCGGCCGGCGTCTTCGACACCTGGATCTTCGGAGCGATGGCCTCTCGCTGGGGCGTCGGGAACCCGAAGGTCCCGGCCGAGGTCGATCGCGATCCCGAGCAAGGCAACGGCGGAGGCGGCGAGAGCCTCTTCTCCCGGATCGAGTGGTCGATGCACCCGGTCGGCCATAACTTCCTCGGCGGATCCGTCGCGAACCCGGACGGCGGACCGACGAACACCGAGATCGCCGACGGCGTCAACAACTGGGCGCGGACGTTCCCGGAGAGGAAGCAGATCAAGGGCGCCCGCCTTGTGACGACCGAGTTCTAGTTCACCCTCGACATCACCCTCGAGTCGGAGGCCGGCCGTGAGAGCCGGCTCCCATCACCCAGGAGACCCGACGACATGACGAACGGAACCGAGACCCCGACGACCGACGAGCTCGCGAAGGAGCTCGCGGCCACGGAGGGGACCGACTCGCCCGAGACCGCCCCAGATCCAGCTCCGGCCGAAGCGCCGGCGCCGGACGCGCCAGCGGAACCGGCGGCCGAGACACCCGCCCCGGCTACGCCGGCGGCGGAACCCGACAAGACGATCGCCCCGCCCGTGAACGGCGCCCAGGCCGACAAGAAAGCCGCGGACACGACCAGGCGGAAGAAGGCCGTCGCCGACGCGCCGGCGGTCGACACGAACGACCAGGACGAAGAGGACGCTCGGAAGGCGAAGATCTACGACCAGCTCGAGGCCGTCCAGGCCGAGGTCGATGAGCATCTCGACGCCGTCAAGTCTTGCAAGGCCCAGGCCCGCGACCTCATGGCGGAGCTCTACCCTCACAGCCTCCAGAGCGACACGCTCGTCGACGCGGTCCGCGGTCACATCGCGGCCCAGAAGAAGATCCGCGCGAGCCGCGCCTCGAACCCCGCCAGGATCGCCGAGATCCTCAAGGCGGCCGGGCGGTCTCCGATCGACCAGGCCTTCCACGTTCAACGAGCTCGAGGAGCGCGACGCCCGACCAGGTCCCCGCCGAAGCCGGCGGGCGGCGACTCGGGCGCGGCGGCCCCGACGGAGTAGTTCATGGCGACACCGACGGGACGCCCCGCCGACCAGGCGCGCGGCTTCTTCGCTCGTGTGAGACGACGGAAGAAACAAGACCAGAAGGACTTCGACATCGACGGCCTCGTGGCCTCGCCCCATGACTTCGGCGCGGCCCTCCCGAGCGCGGCCTTCCCGAACCCCTTGACGCTCCCGGCGAACGTCCGGATCCTGGCCGAGGTCCTCGCGGCTTCGGGCGCGATCCCCGCCGGCGACACGCTCTTCTCCGACGGAACGGCCCAGGCTCGGAACTCCGAAGACCTGGCGAACCTCACAACGATCCGCGCCTTCTTCATCGAGAGCCGAGCCCTTGAGATCACACGGGGCCCGGCCGTCGCGAGCGGGACGCTCCAGGTCTACTTCTTCGGACCGAAGAGCCAGCGGATCCTCATCGGGACGGGGACCTTCTCGTGATGACGTCGACCTCGACCCGTTTTTTGTTTACTCTTCACCGCGCCAGCAACTAGGAGCTCATCATGTCAGCACAAGACTTCTGGGAGGACGACCTCCTCGACCTCATCATGACGAACGTCGCCGCCCCGAACGTCGGGGACGCCGGCGGTCTTCTCCCTTCGGCGACGGCCGGGAGCTTCTTCACGAGCCTCCACACGGCCGCGCCCGCCGAGTCGGTCTCGGACCAGACGAACCTCGAGGCGACCTACACGCCCTACGCTCGGGTCGGAGTCGCGCGTTCGACCGCCGGCTGGACCGTCGCGTCCGGAGTCGCCGACAACGACGCCGCGATCACCTACCCCCAGGCGACGTCGGGTTCGGACACCGTCACCCACTTCGGCCTCGGCTTCGCCGCGTCCGGCGTCGGGTTCCTCAACATGGTCGGAGCCCTGGCGAGTTCGCTCGCGATCTCGACCGGCATAACGCCCGAGTTCGCCCCAGGCGATCTCGACGTCTCCCTGGACTAGGAGCCACAACATGAACCAGAACCTCGCGAAAAACGTCCGCCGACTCGCTCGGCTCGAGCTCCGCTCCGCCAGGATCGGACCCTTGACCGAACGCGCCACGCTGGCGAAGGACACCGCCCAGGTCGCGCGCCTCGGGAAGGAGTCGAAGCGCCGCGCCGCCGAGATGGCCTACCTCTCGACCCGGCTCGAAGCCGACCTCGAGGACGCCGACGCCGCGACCGTCGCCCAGGCCGCCACGCTTCGGGACGCCGTCCTGGCCGGAAGCTCCGGATCGGCCGCCGTGAAGGCGATCATGTCCGGCGCCGGCGCCGCCGCCGCCGCGTAGTGGCCGAGCTCCTCCAGAAGGAGGAGGTCACGCTCGACTCGGAGAACGACATCGTCGTCTTCCGCGTCGGCGGATCGGTCGCGCGCTTCTCCTACACGTCCGCCTTCATGATCGCCCAGGAGCTCCGGCTCTGCGGGAACGTCGCCGCGCGGATCGCTGGCATCCCGGCCGCCGAACGGCGCGACATGAAGCGCGCGCCGCCCGGCCTGGAAGATGTCCGCGCGGTAGGGCTCGAGATCGGCCCGCTCGACGACTCACGCTGGAAGGCCTGGAACGAGGGCGCCCTGGTCGCGTTCCGTGTTCGCGACTGGACCGCTCGCTGGGAGGCGCCCGCGGCGATGACGATCGCCGGCTGGTTCCGACTTCGAGCTCGTGAGGGGAAGGACTGGGCCGGCGACACGTCGAAGACGCTCCGCCTCGCCGGGATCCTCACCGACGCGAACGCGAACGCGCGGCTCCGAGAATCATGACATGGCCGACGATGTCCGGACGACGCTCAAGGACTACAACCGCGACCTCCTGAACGAGGAGCTCGCCGCCGCGCCGCTCCCGTTCGAGTCGGTCTTCCTCGCCGGCTTCGTCCGCCTGGGGAACTTTCGCGGGACGCCGGCGCCAGGTCCGAGGATCATCTTCGAGGACAAGGTCAACAACATCACCGACATCGCCCAGCCTGGCGAGGTCCGCTTCGTCTTCACGACCGCCCTCACCGTCGGGGAGGCGACGGCGCTCGACGCCCTACTCGCCGCCCATGATTCGCTCCAGCACACCGCCGAACAAGATCGACTCAACCAGGACCAGACCGACCTCGACTCGCTCGAGGCGAACTTCCCCGGCTGGGACACGTTCAACACGAGCCAGCGGAACGCCTTCCTCAAGGTCCTCTCGAGGGTCGTGATCCGCGAGGCCAGGAAGTCGGCGTTCTAAGCCGCGGGCCCCCTCGTGGCGAACCTCCTCACCGACCTCTCCCTCACGTCCGCCCATACGTTCACCGGGAGCTTCGCCGACGTGACCGGGATGAGCGACACGGTCAACGTCGTCGGGACCGGGAGCGTCGTGTTGCTCATGACGAGCCTCGTCCCGACCCAGGAGGTCGCCACCGGCGACGCTTGCGTCGACTTCCGCTTCACGCATGACGCCGCGCAAGTCGGCGCGATCATGTCCGCCTTCGCCGACTCCGACTCGCCGAACACGGAGCTCAACGGCGCGACGATGATGTTCGCGCTCACCGGGCTCTCCGCCGGCTCGCACACGTTCGCCGTCCAGGGCTCGATCCGGAAGGGCGAGTCGATCATCGACACCCAGTTCGTCCGGACGTTCCAGGTCGTCGAGATCGAGACCGGCGCCTCGCTCCTGGTCGATCTCCTCACGCTGGCGGCGGACGCCTCGCCGGCAACCTGGGCGAACATGGCGGGCCTCTCGGACACCCAGACGCCGGGCGCCGGCTCCGTTCTGGTCTTCAACATGACGACCCAGCTCGAGAGCGGCGGCGCCGACTCGGCGAACGACTTCCGCTTCGCGGTCGATGGCACACGAGACGGCCCGCAACTCTCCGACCAGAACGACGCGATCGACGAGATCAACGGCGTCGCGATGATCTGGGCCGCCGATGACATCACCGGCGCGAGCCACACGTTCTCGGTCCAGTGGCAGCAACGAGTCGCGACGCCGGACATGGACGAGACGCGCGAGCGGATCTTCCAGGTCATCGAGATCTCCGCCGACGCCGACCTCCTGGTCGATGTCGAGTCGGTCACGGCGGACGCGGCGGCGGCCAGTTACACCGACCAGACCGACATGATCGGGAGCCCGAACATCGACTCGCTCGACTCGATCGCCCTGGTCTTCTGGAACTACTCGATGCTCGCCGACGACGGCGTCCACGACGTCGTGTTCGTTCGCCTTGAGATCGACGGCGTCCAGGAGGGCGCCGAGATGTCGGTCTTCAAGGACGGCGTCGATCTGATCCCCGGCTCCCTCATGGCGCGCGCCGTGAGCGGCGAGGCCGGGATCACCGACTTCGCCGGCCAGTGGATCGACGACGAGAACAACGGCGAAACAGACACGGCCAGGCCGCGGACCTTCCAGGTCATCGACCTCGTCGCCGCGGCGGCTGCCAACATGGCCGGGACGATCGACATGACGCTCACGCCAGCGGCAACGGTCCAGGCGAACGGCGAGCTCGGCGGAGCGGCCGACCTCGTGCTCACCCCAGCGGGCGCGCTTCAAGCCCAGGGCGAGCTCGCCGGATCCGCGGATCTGGTTCTCGACGCGGCGGGCGCGATCCAGGCCGACGGCCAGCTCGCCGGATCCGCGGACCTCACGCTCATCCCGTCGGGGACGATCCAGGCCCGAGGCCAGCTCGCCGGATCGGCGAACCTGGTCATCACGCCGGCGGGGATCTTGACCGCCCTCGGCGAGCTCATCGGCTCGACCGCGCTCGTGTTGACACCGGCCGGGAACCTGGTCGGGAGGTCGGAGATCGCCGGCGCCGTGAACCTGGTCATCACGCCAGCCGGCGCGATCCAGGCGACCGGAGCCCTCGCCGGCTCGGCCGACTTGCTCCTCACCCCAGCGGCGACGATCGAGGCGATCGGCGCGCTCCTCGGATCCGCGGCCCTCATCTTGACCCCAGCCGGCAACCTCCAGGCGACGGGCGCGCTCTCGGGCGCGGTCGCGCTTCTTCTCACGCCCGCCGGCGCGCTCCAGGCCCGCGGCGAACTCACCGGGACGGCCGCCCTCATCTTGACCCCAGCCGGCAACCTGGTCGACGCCGCCGCCGGCAACATAGCCGGCTCGGTCGACATGGTTCTCACGGCGACCGGGACCCTCGCCGGCCTGGCCGCTCTCGCTGGCGCGACGACGATCACGCTCACGCCCTCGGGGACGCTCCAGGCGACGGGCGGGCTCCTGGGGACCTCGAGCCTCTCGTTGACGCTCGCCGGCAACCTGGCGGCCCTGGGCGAGCTCCTGGGCTCTTCCGACCTCATTCTCACGCCAGCCGGGACCCTGGCCGGCCTCGGCCAGCTCTCCGGATCCGCCGACCTGGTCCTCGACGCGGCCGGCGCCCTGGGAGGCGGCGGAGGGATCTCCGGGACGGTCCCGCTCACCCTTGACGCGGCCGGCGCCATTCTTGCGCGCGGCGCGCTCTCCGGCGGCCTCACGATGATCTTGACGCCTTCCGGGACTATCCGGGCCGACGCCTCGATCGCCGGCGGCGTCGCCCTGGTCTTCGACCTGGCCGGCAAGCTCCTCCAGGTCGGCGACCTCTCGGGCTCGGTCGACATGACGATCGACGCGGCCGGGAACATCCTCGGCCTCGGCGAGCTCGCGGGATCCGCGGACCTGGCGATCACGGCCGCCGGCAACCTGGGCGCCCAGGGCAACCTCGCCGGCTCCGCCCAGCTCACGCTCGACGCCGACGGGACGCTCCGCGCGGTCGGCGAACTCCAGGGCCTCGCCCAGCTCGCCTTCGTGTTGACGGGGACGATGTTCGACCAGGCCGCGCGACGGATCCCGAACTCGGTTCAATCGTTTCTGGTATTTTTGCAGAACAGCCGGCAAGATCTCAGCGCCGGCCAGCTCAACTCGGACCAGTCGCTCACGTCTGGCCGGACGAACTCGGAACAGTAGGAGGACATCATGGCGTCATGCGACACCGACTTCGCGGGAGACTGTATCGCCAGGAAGCGCGGCGACACCGCGCCGGACAAGATCACGGTCCTCGATCCGGAGACCTCCCCAGTGGTCCCGCTCGACGTGACCGGCTTCTCGTTCAAGATGACCGTCAACACCGAACGCGATCCGGATCCAGTCGGGCCGCCGATCATCGGGACCGAGCTCGTCTCGATCGCCGGGACCCTCATCGACGCGCCGAACGGCGTCGTCGAGTTCCCCTGGAGTCCAGGCGACGCCGACCAGGTCCCCGAGGATTACTTCTACGACATCCAGCAAACGGACACCGCCGGGAAGATCCTCACGATCGCGAAAGAGGAGTATAAATTCCAGCAGGACCTCACGAAGTAAGGGGACGACATGGCGATCCAGTTCATCATCGAAGACGGAACCGGGAAGGACGACGCGACGGCCTACGCCGACCTCGAGGCGGCCGACCAGTATCTCGAGAACTCCGACCGGAAGACGGCCTGGAGGGTCTTCTCCTCGAAGGAGCGCCAGGCGGCCCTCATCCAGGGCGCGGACTACATCGACCAGACCTTCCGCAACCGCTACAAGGGCCAGCGATTCTCGAGCGACCAGCGGCTCGAGTGGCCGCGGATCCAGGTCCGCGACGAGCTCGGTCATCTCACCGAGCCGGATCCAGGGACCGTCGGGAGCATCCCCGAGGAGATCCCGAACGCCTCGATCGAGTACGCCCTCGAGGCCGCGAGCTCGCCGCTCGCGCCGACGCCGGTCATCGACGAGACGGGCCGGACGGTCATCTCGAAGCGCGAGAAGGTCGACGTCCTCGAGGAGTCGACGCAATACCGCGACGTGGCGACGCCGAAGTTCCGGAAGTATCCGCGGGCCGAGCTCGTCCTTCGGCGCTGGCTCAAGCGCGCGACCGCGGGCCTCACCCTCCGGGCCGGATGACATGGCGCTCGAAGACACCGCCCTCCGCCTGATCCGGAAGTTCGGAGAGGACCGCCAGGTCCAGCTCCGGATCCCGAACACCGCGCCGGCGGACCCGACGAAGCCCTGGGACGTGGATCCGACCGCGACCGAGACCGTCGTCCAGGCGCCGGCCGTCGTCGTCCCGATCCGCCGCTCGATGATCGACGGGAACTCGGTCCGCCAGGGCGACGAGACCGTCCTCATCGCGGCGCTCTCCCTGGGCTCGACGATCCCGACGACCGCCGACAAGATCTTCGACGAGGGGATCGAGAAGAACATCATCTCGCTCGATCGGATCCGCCCAGGGAAGACCGACTTCCTCTACAAGCTCCAGGTCCGGGCGCCGTAGTGGCGACGAAGCCCTTCAACGCCGGGGAGATCTCCCGCCAGCTCGAGGTCGAGCTCTTCGACGACATGGGCGAGACCGCCTTCGCGATCTTGCGGAACCTGGTCTCGAGGTCGCCAGTCGGGAACCCGACGAACTGGCAGAACCCGAACTCGGCCCCGCCCGGCTACGTCGGCGGGAACTTCCGGCGGAACTGGATCGTCTCGATCGGCGCGATCTCGACGACCGTCCTCGAGGGCGCCGGCGCCTCGGCCGCCGTTCCCCTGGCCGAAGGCCTGGCGAAGATCGAGTCGTTCAAGACGAGCAAGGCCGCGAGCCTCATCATCCAGAATAATGTCCCCTACGCGAACCGGCTCGCGCTCGGCCACTCGACGCTCGCCGAGTTCCCCTGGGTCGACGAGGAGATCGACAACGGTCTCGACGTCCCCGGCGGCGTGAAGGATCTCGACTAGATGGGCGCAACGACACGAACCCCGGCCCAGTTCCGCGACGTCGTTCGGACGGCGTTCGGGAGTCACTGGACGGGCGCCGGCGAAGACCTCGAGAAGGTCGCCTGGGACAACCTCGACTTCGATCCCGCGGGGCTTGACGACTATGTTCACCTGGGGCTCGCCCACTCGACGGGCGAGCTCGCGAGCCTCGGCGCGGGGAACACGATCCAGACGCGGAAGGTCGCAGTATTCGCGGCCCAGCTCTTCGTCCGGCATAATACCGGCCAGGCGCGAGCGGACGCCCTGGCGGAAGTTCTTCTCGACTTCGTCGAGTCGACTCACCTCACGGGGATCCGCTTCCGCGACCAGACGATGACGGACAACGGGAGGATCGAGCAATACTTCCAGGCGACCGTCACCGCTCTCGTCGAGTACGATGCTTTTCGGTCCGTGTGAGACGGCCTCAACTTAGGAGAAGACCGCCATGTCTGACACGAACCGAGTCGGGCTTCGATTTTTCCGAAGCTCCCAGAGGACGGCGCCGATCCCTGGCGGACCGTTTGACCTCAACCAGCTCCGCTTCACCGGGACGCCGAACCTCGCCTTCGTCCCGAACACGATCGTCTCGAACGAGATCCGGCCCGATCGCCAGATCGCCGACCTCATCCTTGTCGGGGCCGAAGCCGGCGGCGACACGGGGATCGAGCTCTCGTTCGAGGCGTTCGACGCCCTGATCGAGGACGCCCTCTTCTCGACCTTCCAGTCGACGATCCAGAAGCTCGGGACCGGCGAGATCACCGCCTTCGGCGTCGGGACGATCGACGTCGATGACGGCGGCGACTTCATCGTCGGCCAGGTCATCCGCCTCCAGAAGCTCGCGACGGGCGACATCGGCGACGGGATCTTCGAGATCACGTCGATCCTCGTGAACGTCCTCACGGTCAACCCGCTCGCGGGAACCTTGACGAACGCGATCCTCGGGACGGAGACGGCCGACGCGGACACCCGGATCAACGTCACGGGCTTCGCCGCCCAGGGCGTCGGCGACATCTCGCTCGTCGTCACCGGCCCGAACGCGGTCTTCACCTTCCCGGCCGGCGCTCTCGACAACGCCTTCGGCCCAGCTCTTCCGATCACGATCGGCGCCTGGTTCAAGTTCGCCGATTTTGCGACCGCCGAGAACAACGTCTGGATCCGGGCGCGCGAGGTCGACCTCGCGGCCGACACGATCACCGCGGACTCACAGACCGGCATGGTCACGGACGCCGCGGCGGCCGAACAAGTCCAGGCCTTCTACGGGTCGCGAGTCGAGAACGGCGCCGAGTCGATCGACGTCCACCAGAACGCGGTCGAGCGGCGCTTCGAGGATCACTCCCCGATCACCCGCGAGCTCTTCCTCGGGATGGCGCTCAACAACTTCAACATCACGCTCGCGCCCCAGGCGATCGCCGTCGGGAGCTTGACCTGGTTCGGCTTCAACTCGGCCGTCTCGGACAACTCCCCGACCTACCCGGAGCTCTACGCGAACCTCCCGAACGACATCGGGGCGGAGGAGTTCGACGTCTACAACACGAGCTCGGACATCGGCCGGCTCGGCCGAGGGTCGGATCCGGTCGACGCCGCGGGCGAGAACTTCGTCCTCGAGGCGACGATCGAGATCAACAACAACCTCCGGCGCCAGCCGGCGGTCGGCGTGTTCGGGGCGAGCGGGATCGGCGTCGGGGAGTTCTCCGTCACGGGGACGCTCTCGACCTACTTCGACAACGACGAGATCCTCCAGATCATCCTCACGAACGAGGAGACCTCGCTCGATCTCATCACCCAGGGAGGGGACGGTCGCTCGATGATCTTCGACCTCCCTCGGATCAAGTTCTCCGGAGGAGCGCCGGATGTCCCAGGCAAGAACGCGGACGTCACGATCCCCGGAACCTACCAGGCAATACTCGACCAGACGTTCGGCTACACCATGAGCGCCCAGCGCGTGAACTTCGCCCGGTAGTTCATCAACGACAACCGGGTCCTCGAGGCCCAGGAGGAAGACCGTGAGAGTCTACGAGGCCTTTGAGACATCGGAACGACTGATTAGTGAGGGGCGAGAGTGCGAGATCGAGTTCGGCGGGAAAGTCATCGCGAAGGTCACGGTCCGGCCGGCCGACGGCGCGCTCAACTCGGATTACCGTCGGGAGATGGCCGAGCTCGCGGTCGGGATCAAGGCGAACGGCCTCGACGCGATCGACGACGACCTGGACCGGGAGATGCTCTGGAAGCTCTACGCCCGCGCCGTGATCGTCGGCTGGGAGTGGACCGACCCGAAGGACCGCAAGGATCCGAAGCTCAAGTTCTCCGAGAAGAACGCGATCGAGCTCTTCCGGCGCGTCCCGAAGTTCTTCCAGGGGATCCAGCGCGTCGCCCTGGTCTGGACGAACTACCGCGCCGAACACGAAGAGGAAGCGGCGGGAAACTTGTAGAGGTCCTCGATCACACGCTCCGGGTCGGGGAGGCGGATGTCTCGGACAAGATCATCGCCGCCTACAAGGAGCGAGGCCTCACGCCTCCAGGACATCTCGAGGCGCCGCCCGAGATCGACCCGCGCTTCCTGGTCTACTGGGAGGCGTTCCGCGATCTCCAGGGCGAGCGACGAACCTCTCGGGGCCCGATCCCGATCGGGGCGATCCTGGACTACTGCGAGGCCTACGGGCTCAACCCGGACACCATGAAGCGGATCGTCTGGACCGTCGACAAGGTCCTCGTCGATCACTGGAAGAGCGTCGACGAGTCGGAGAAGCGCCAGGAGAAGCTCCGGAAGCCGGCGATCGCGGGAGGTAGTCGATGACCGACCGGACGATCCGCGTCGTCCTGGACTCCTCCGGCGTCACCCGAGGAGCTCGAGGCGCGCGCGGGGCCTTGAGCGGAGTCCAGAAGCAGACCGGCCTCGTCGCGAACGGCTTCCGCCAGGCGGCGAACGCCGCGAAGGGGCTCTTCGCCGTCCTCGGCGCCCGTGAGCTCATCCGGACCGCGAACACCTTCCAGCAGCTCCAGAACTCGCTCCGCGTCGTCACCGACTCGACCGAGGAGCTCAACGCCGCGAACACGCGGCTCTTCGAGATCGCCACGGCGACCCGGACACCGATCGAGGCGATCGTCACGCTCTTCTCGAGGGCGTCGATCGCCGCCGAGGAGCTCGGCGCCAGCCAGGAGGACCTCTTCAAGCTCACCGAGATCACCGGCCAGGCGCTCGCCGTCCAGGGCGGCTCGGCCCAGGAAGCCTCGGGCGCGCTCCGCCAGCTCTCCCAGTCCTTCTCGTCCGGCGTCGTCCGGGCCGAGGAGTTCAACTCGATCCTCGAGGGCGCCTTCCCGCTCGCCCAGGCCGCGGCCCGCGGCTTCGACGAGGCCGGCGGATCCGTCGGGAAGCTCCGGAACCTGGTCGTCGAGGGCAAGGTCTCGAGCGAGGAGTTCTTCCGCGCGATCCTCGCCGGCGGCGAGGTCCTCGAGGAGCAATTCGGCCAGGCGATCCCGACGGTCTCCCAGGCGCTCACGAACCTCAACACGTCCTTCATCGGCTTCATCGGCCAGCTCGACGACGCCGGCGGCTTCTCGATGTCGCTCGCGTCGACGATCCTCGAGGTCGGCGAGGGGCTCGCGGTCCTGGGGAACGCGCTCACCGGCAACCTCGGCCCGCTCGACGAGACGAGCTCGGGCTTCAACACGTTCGCGATCTCGCTCATCACGGTCGGCTCCGCCCTGGGCGTCGTCTTCGACCTCCTGGCGCTGGGGAAGGACTTCTTCGTCGCCTTCGGCGAGGGCCTGGGCGGCGTCGCCGCCGGGGTCGTCCAGCTCGCGAAGGGGAACTTCTCCGAGGCGTCGGCGATCTTCGCGGACACGACCGCCTTCGACAAGGCCACGCTCGGGACGACCGACTTCTTCGAGAGCTTCGCGGCGAACATCGACGGGGCGAGCCTCAAGATCTCCGAGGTCCTCATCCCGTCCTTCCGGACGGCCGCCGAAGCGGCCGAGGACCTCTCGGACGTCGACACCGACAAGCCGCTCGTCAACCCGAACGCGGCCGAGGATCTCGCCGACGCGGCCGATGACATCACCGACTTCCAGGCCGCGCTCACCCAGGCGACCCGCGAGCTCGAGATCCAGATCGAGGCCGGCGATGACGCCGCCGAGGCGATTCTCCAGTATCGGAGCGAGCTCGAACTCGCCGCCGCGGCCCAGGAGATCTTCGGCGAACTGGTTCCGACCGAGGAAGTCGACGAGCTCCGCGAGGCGTTCGTCACCTTCGGCGAGGAAGCCCTGGCCGCCCAGGTCGCGCTCCGCGAGGAGATCGAGTCGGCCGAACTCTCCGAGACCTTCCAGGACCAGATCGAGGCCCTCGAGGAGGAGATCCTCCTCCTCGCCGCGTCGAACGAGGCGATCGCCGTGAACGCCGAAGTCCGGGCCCTGGCCGCCGGCGCAACGGAAGCCCAGGCGGCCCGGATCCGCGAGCTCACCGAGGCCCTCCTCGAGGAGAAGGACGCCGCGGCCGACGCGCTCCCGACCCTCCAGGACTTCTTCGACGACGTCTCGGACGCCTCCGAGACGACGCTCTCCGGCATCATCGCCGACCCCCTGGCCGAAGGCCTCGACGAGATCCCGTTCAAGTTCGCCCAGCTCCTCCAGCAGCTCGCGGCCGAGGCCCTGGCGGCCGAGGTCTTCGACATCCTCGGGAACCTGGGCGGCGGCGGAGGCGGCGGCGGCTTCCTCGGCTTCCTGGGCGGGCTCTTCGGCGGCGGCTTCCAGGCCGGCGGAACGGTCCGCGGCGGCCAGCCGATCCTCGTCGGAGAACGCGGCCCCGAGATCTTCACGCCTCCGGGTTCCGGCTCGATCGACCCGAACATCAACATCAACCAGGCCGCCCAGGCGCCGCCGATGGTGAACGTCATCAACGTCACCGACCCGGCCGACATCCCCTCGGGGATCGAGACGCCGGAAGGCGCCCAGGCGATCATCAACGTCATCCAGAGGAACCCGGAAGCCGTCCGACGGGTTCTAGGGTAGGAGCGAACCAGTGAGCGCCACGCATAACGTCACCGTCACGGGCTACGATGAAGCCCTCCTCCGGCTTCTGGATCTCGCCACGAACGACAACGTCGTCGCCGCCGCGGTCGTCGCCGGCGGGACCGGCTACACGGTCGGCGACATCCTCACCGTCTCCGGCGGGACCGTCGTCAACTCGCTCGTCGCGACCCTCGAGGTCACGAGCGTCGCCGCCGGCGTCATCGACGGGATCCGCGTCTTCAACACCGGCGCCTATTCGGCCCAGCCAGGGAACCCGGTCTCGGTCACGGGCGGGACCGGAACCCTCGCGACCTTCAACCTCACCTTCGAGACCCAGAACTGGATCATCAACCGCAACGACGCGAGCTCGACCTCGAACGTCGACAACCCGGACGTCGCCGGCGGCGGCGGGACCCAGATCCTCGAGCGCGAGGTCCTCCTCGAGGGGCCAGGGAACGCCGGGGCCGACCAGATCTTCGTCGGGATCCTCCAGGTCCGCGACACCGGGATCGGGATCTTCAACTGGCAACTCTTCGGGATGACCGGCTTCAACAACGTCCTCCTCCTGGAGGACCAGCCGGGCTTCTCCTACCTCGAGCCGAACGAGTTCGCCTCGTTCGTCCCGCTCACCGACGGCTCGATCGAGTGCTGGCATCACGTCACGCCGCGCGCCCTCTCCGGCGTCATGCGGATCGGCTCGACCTACCAGTCCTTCTACGTCGGCTTCCTCAACCCGTTCGCGACGCCGGTCGAATACCCCTATCCGCTCTACATCGCCGGCACGACTTCAAAGTGGAACCGGAGCTTCTCCTCCTCGGGCCCCTCCCAGTCGGGGATCGTCGACCCTGGCGCCTCGACCGAGACCGGCGGGAACACGCGCGGCCCGGCGGGCGTCCGCTTCGTCGACGGGACCTGGCAGTTCGTCAAGAACTGGCACTTCGCCAGCACGACCCGGACGACGTTCCAGGAGCGATGCGTGTATCCGGCCCGCCAGCTCGTCCCGAGCTCGACGCGATACAACGAGGCCTCGAGGTTCGTCCCGACCCAGGCGAACCGACAATGGGACGGCGTCATCCCGTCGACCGGCAACCCTGGAACGCCCGCGACGACGATCCGCGAGACCGAGGACTCCGGCGGCGGGATCACGATCCTCGTCCCGACGATCGTCTGGTCCTCGCTCCCGTCGCTCCAGATCCTCGGCGAGATCGACTCGTTCTTCTGGGCGTCCACGGCGGGGAACAATATCCTCTCCCAGGACCGCGTCATCGTCGGCGGGATACACTACCGCGCCTTCCAACAAGCGAACCGGACCGACCAGTTCGCGTTCCAATTTTTACGCGAGGACGCCTAGATCATGGCCTTCCAGACCGGAACATCGACCTCGATCGAGAACCTCCTCACCCAGCTCTCGACCTTCCTCCAGGCGAACGGCTGGACCGAGACCTTCTTCAACACGATCACCGCCGACGTCGGCTCGATCGGCTTCTCGAAGAACGGGATCTTCGTCTCGATGCAATACACCGAGGCGACCGAGAGCGGGACAATGGCGATCTACCAGGCGACCGCCGGCGATCCGTCGCCGACGACCGAGCCCTGGACGGCGACCGGCGACTCCGGGAACGGCAGGGACTCGATCCTCCCCACGAACTTCGACACGGAGCGGAGCTGTAACTTCTTCGGCGGGCCCCACACGTCCTTCTTCTTCTTCGAGCGCGACTCGGGGCCGGCCTACATCCACGTCGTCGTCGAGGTCGACGCCGGCCGCTACCGCCACTTCGGCTTCGGCGAGATCCTCAAGATCGGCGACTGGACCGGCGGCGAATACTGCTACGGCCACTGGTGGGACCAGGTAGCCTCCCGGATCGACCAGCCCGCGATCTCCCAGCACACCTTCGGGATCGACGGCTTCAACACGACGATCTCCCGCGGGGCGACGATGAGGGTCGACGGGTATCCGGGCGAGCCGGAGGCGGCGACGATCTGGGCGGCGATGGGGAACGTCGCGAGCGGCCTCACGGACACCGCCGGGAACTTGCGCTGGCTCGCCTCCGGCGGCTGGCGGAACTCGCGCGAGTTCTCCTCCTTCGGCGGCTTCGAGATCTCGCTCGCGTCCGCCTACAAGCCGCTCTTCCCGATCCCGATCGAGCTCGAGGACCGCGCCCCGATCCCGGACGTCGCGCGGCGGGTCGGCTTCCAGGCCGACGTCCGGATGTGTAACATCGCGAACATCGAGCCCGGCCAGGTCATCACGATCGCCGGCGAGGACTGGTACTTCTTCCCCTGGGTCCGGAAGCAGTTCCTCAAGAACGACACCGAGGAGTCCTGGAACGCCGGGATCGCCTACCGTCAAGAGCTCGCCTAGAGGCGCCCCTCGATGACCGACTTCGCCGGCAACGTCCAGACGGGGCCCCTGGCCGGGCCGTTCCCGGATCCGGATGTCGGCCAGCCGAAGCCGACCGGCCTCGCCGCCCAGGCCTTCCCGCCGTCGCCGCTCGATCACTCGGACCCGGCCGTCGTCCCGAGCCTCTACGATCCCTTCGAGCGGGTCCGGACCTTCATCTCGGCCTTCGGCGTCGACCCGTTCAACCCCGACGACGTGGCCGAGGACGCCGACGGCTCCTTCCTCGCCGGGGACGCCGAGCTCATCACGCCCTCCCTCGGTCCGAGCCAGGACGTCGTCGGCTTCGTCAACCTCGACCAGCCGAGCGAGTGGTTCGAGAAGTGGCACGTCTTCCCCGGCCGCCTGGACATCGGGAACGTCTTGACGACCCAGATCCGGACGCTCGAGCTCTTCAACTCGTTCCGGACCCAGACGAGAACCTGGGAGGCCTTCGTCAACAACGCCGGCGCCGGCGTCGCCGCGACGAACCTCCCGAGCCTCCCGCGGCTCATGGTCTCCCTCGAGAGCTTCATCCTCGACATCCAGGTCACGACGGCCGGCCCGCCGAGCATCTTCGGGACGCTCGACTTCGACATCGACACCGCGATCGACATCCTCGTCGTCCCGATCACCGGGAACCGGATCACGCTCTTCCAGTATCGGCCCCAGTCGCCGATCAAGGAGACGCTCCAGTTCAAGACGGACATCATCGAGGTCAACGACGGGAGCGAGCAACGGATCAACGTCCGCGAGAACCCGCGCCAGATCTTCAAGTTCACGGTCCGGACCGACGACGATCGGACCCGCGACTCGATCAACGCGGTCCTCTTCGACTGGCAGAGCCGCGTCTTCGGCGTTCCCGTCTGGGCCGAGTCGAAGGCCCTCGGCGCTCCGCTCGCGATCGGGAACACGGTCGTCATCGTCGACACCGCCTTCGCCGACTTCCGCGCCGGCGGCCTGGTCATGATCTACGACAACAACTTCCGGAACGAGACCCTCGAGATCCTCACCGTGAACCCGAACGACCTCGTCCTCCAGGTCGGGATCGGGACGGCCTTCGACGCCGTCAACACGATCGTCCTCCCGGTCCGGACGGCGCTCACGCGGCCCCAGCTCTCCCAGTCGCGCTTCGCGATCGGCCCGACGGACTTCCAGATCGAGTTCACGACGCTCGACAACGTCGACCTCGCCAGCCAGGCGGCCTTCGGGACCTACCAGGGCGCCGGCCAGACGGTCGCGAAGCCGCTCGTCGACCGCTTGAACTTCATGAAGGGCCGGACCGTGAAGGAGGGGATCCGCCGGAAGGTCACGCGCCTCGACCCGGAGACCGGGCCGGCGCTCCAGTTCTCCCCGTGGACGAAGGGGAAGCCGTCGTTCAACTACGGCTTCGAGGGGAAGAGCTTCGAGGACACCTGGGACTTCCGCCAGCTCCTCCACTTCATCCGCGGGAGCCAGCTCGCCTTCTACGTCGGGACCGGCCGCGACGACTTCAAATCGGTCGCCGACATCGCCGACACCCAGACCCAGATCGACTTCCAGGCCTTCGGCTTCACCCAGTTCGTCCAGGAGGTCACGCCGCGCTCGGACCTCCAGGTCGTCCGGAAGGACGGGACGGCCTCCCAGCACGAGATCACGGGCTCCTCCGTCGTCTCCGACACGGTCGAGCGGGTCACGATCACGCCAGGCATCACGCCGGCGCTCCCGCTCGTCGACATCGACCGGATCGAGTTCCTCACGCTCTCCAGGATCTCGAACGACGCGCCGAGCTTCTCGCATACTCGGCCGGGCGAGAGTAGGGTCGACTTCAACCTCACCGGAGTCCCGTCATGACCTTCGCCGCCCTGGAGACCAGCCGAGAGTCCGGCCAGGTCCTCGAGCTCTACACGTTCATCTTCGGCCTCGAGATCTTCCGCTTCACGTCCTTCCAGCGCGACATCACCTGGAACGGCTTCTTCTACACGTCCGAGCGGCTCTCGAGATCGGACACCGAGGCCGCCGTCGAGGACTCCGCCGGCCAGGTCACGATCAAGCTCCCGCTCGACAACCCGGTCCCCTCGAAGTTCATCCGCAACCTCCCCGGCCAGGTCGGCTCGGTCCAGATCCTCCGAGCTCACGCGACGGACCCGGCCGAGGAGGCGATCGTCCTCTTCGACGGCTTCATCGCGAACGTCGCCTTCGACGGCGAGCTCGAGGCGACGATCTTGTGCAACCCGAACACGAAGATCTTCAACCGAGGGGCGCCGCGCTTCACCTACCTCGGGCTCTGCAACCATATCCTCTACGACGAACGCTGCAAGGTCGACATCTCGCTCTTCAAGTTCACCGGGCTCGTCTCGGTCGTCGACGGGAACGACATCACGGTCAACGGCGCCGGCGGCGTCGGTCCGTCGGACAACTTCGTCGCCGGCTTCGCCAGGTTCCCAGCGGGGAGCCTGGACGACGCGCGGATGATCCTCCTCCAGGCGGGCGACGTCATGACGCTCCTCCTCCCGTTCGCCGAGACCGTCCTCGGCTCGGACGTCGACCTCTTCGCCGGCTGCGCCCACGACTTGACGACGTGCGACGTGAAGTTCGACGCCGCCCTCGACTACGGCGGCTTCCCGTTCGTCCCCAGGAAGAACCCCTTCGGGACCCGGCTCCGAGGCGGCTCGTAGATCATGCCCTTCTGGCTCCTCCTCCTCATCAACGTCGTCACGTTCCTCATCACGGAGCTCCTCCGGCCGAAGCCGAACATCGAAGACGCGAAGCCGGCCGGCCTGGGAGACTTCCAGGTCCCGACCGCGACCGAGGGCCGCGCCGTCCCGCTTATCTGGGGCCGCGTCCGGATGGGCGGGCCGAACGTCGTCTGGTACGGGGACCTCGTCGCCGAGCCGATCACCGAGAGGATCAAGACGGGGCTCTTCTCGAAGGAGACCGTCACGACGGGCTTCCGCTATTTCATCGGGCTCCAGATGGCCTTATGCCGGGGCCCGGTCGACCTCCTCATCAACATCCGGAACGACGACTCGTTCGCCTGGGGCGAGGACGCGCCGAGCGCCGACGCGAACCTGGTCCCGACCGACGTCGGCGCGGTCTACTTCATCGACGAGCCGGAGTTCTACGGCGGCGAGGAGTCCGGCGGCGGCGGCGGCCTGGTCGGCGGCGGGCGGATCTTCGCAGGGACCGAGAGCCAGGCGATCTCGACCTACCTCACGCCGTTCCAGCAACCCCAGCCGGCCTACCGCGGGACGTGTTACGTCACCTGGGAGCGCGGCGAGATCGGACTCGCGCCCCAGCTCCGGAACTTCGCCTTCGAGATCGAGCGGATCCCCGACGGCCTGGACCTGGCGACGCTCCAGCCAGGCGACGAGGAGATCGACCTCGGCGCGAACCCGATGAACGTCGTCTTCGAGGCGCTCACGAACACCGAATGGGGCCTGGCGCGCGGCGGCTCCGACGTCGACCTGGTCAACTTCCGCGCCCAGGCCGCGATCCTCGCGACCGAGGGGAACGGCTTCGCCTGGGTCTGGGACCGGACCCAGGACGTCCTCGAGCTCATCAAGCTCGTCGAGCAACAAGTCGACGGGATCCTCAAGCTCGACACCGTCACCGGCCTCTTCTCGTTCAAGCTCGTCCGCTTCGACTACACGCCGGGGACGCTCCCGCTCCTGGACGAGACGAACATCAAGTCGGTCACGCGCTTCCAGCGCCCGACCTGGGCGGAGACCCAGAACCAGGTCCAGGTCGAGTTCACCGACCGGCGGAAGAACTACACGACGAGCTTCGCCCTCGCTCAAGACATGGCGAACCAGGACATCGTCAAGGCGATCAACGCGGGGAAGATCCGCTCGCCTGGCGTCAAGAACCCGACGCTCGCGAACTCGATCGCCTGGCGCGAGATCCGCTCCCTCTCGACGCCGATCGTCACGATGAAGCTCGTGACGGACCGCTCCCAGTGGGAGGTCGAGCCGGGCGACGTCCTCGAGTTCTCCTGGGCCCGCTTCGGGATCACCCGCCTCCCGATCCGCGTGACGAACGTGAACCGCGGGAAGATCCTCGAGAACGAGATGACGATCGACGCCGCCCAGGACGTCTTCTCGTTCAACGCCGGCTCCTACTCCGACCCGATCGACACCGGCTGGGTCCCGATCTCCTCCGAGGCGAAGCCGTCGCTCCGCGAGCGGCTCTGGGAGGTCCCCTTCCAGCTCTCGCTCGACAACGAGCGACACCTGGGCGTCCTATGCTCGCGCGACGGCGGCCTCACGATCTCCTTCGACGTCCTCTCGGATCGAGTCGGCTCGCCGTTCGGCCTCGAGGGAACCGAGAACGACTTCACGCCGACGGCCCTCATCACCGCGGCGATCTCACGCGACAAGGGCGACGTCAACCCGTTCCGCCAGGACATCGACATCGACGGGCTCAACGACGTCCTCATCGCCGAGCTCATCGCGGTCTCCTCGACGACGGTCGACACGAACGACCCGTCGAACGTGTTCCTCATCGACGAGGAGCTCTTCTTCTTCGAGACCGCGACCGACATCGGCGGCGGCGTCATCACGCTCGGGAATTGTCACGCCGGCACCTTCGACACGGTCCCAGCGGATCACGTCGACGACTCGACCGTCTGGTTCGTCGGCCTCGGGGTCGGCCTCCTCCAGCGCGTCGGCGCCCTCCCGAGTCCGCCTGGGGCGATCGACGTGAAGATCCTCCCCCAGACGATCCGGAACCGCCTCGACGAGGGCTCGGCGGCGACGCTCTCGACGACCGTCGTCCAGCGGATCCGGAACCCGATCCCGCCGGGCGACCCGTTCGTCAACGGCTTCCGCTTCCACGATCTCGACGGCTGGAGCCGCGCGGTCGGGACGCTCGACATGATCTGGAACACCCGGAACCGATCGACCCAGCCCTTCGACACGAAGCAAGACGACGCCGACATCCAGCAATCCGGAGACGTCGGCGCCCATGTCATCGTCCGCCGCGTCGACACGTCGGCGACCGTCGTCGACCGGCTCAACATCTTCTCGGACCAGTTCATCACGACCGACTTCATCCCGCAGAGCTCGCCAGGGATCCCCGACGAGCTCGACTTCACGATCGAGATCTCGAACCGGACGACCGCCGGCAACGAGGGCCAGATCGCGACGACGCGCGAGTTCGAGGTCTTCGGCTTCGGGATCAACTTCGGCGGCGACTTCGGCGGCGACCTGGCGCTCCCGAACAACGGGATCGTCCTCCCGCAAGGGGCCCCGCCGTTCACGCCCGACCCGGTCCCAGGATCCGGCGACGACCGGATCTGGACGCTCGACTTCCTCGGCTCGTTCGACGCCGGCGAAGACCGGCGCCTCCTCTTCAACTTCTTCGACGGCCTCACCCAGGAGAGCCTCAACTTCAACATCTTCCTCGCCTCGCTCTCGACGACGTCGCTCGTCGACGTCGCGGAGGGCGTCCGGGCCTTCCTCGAGTCGAACCTGGTCGACCGGCCCTTCACGATCACGCGCCAGGGGACGACGGTCACGATCACGACGCGCTTCGGCGACATGAACCTCCGCCAGCAACCGAAGAGCAACATCGTCCCCTTGAACTTCATGCTCGGGATCGGCTTCCGCCAGGAGGCGTCGCCGCCACGGGCCGCCGTTCGCCAGAAGCTCTACATCGACTGGTTCCGCCTGGTCTCCGCGATCGAGAGCGAGCTCAGTGACACGAACGAGCCCGCCTTCCTCCAGACGTCACCGACGTCGATCAACATCCTCGGCTTCGGCGGCTCGGCCTTGACCTTCGAGCAAGAGCAAGAGGCCGGCGGTCGGGAGGGCTTCTTCATCCAGATCTCGGTCCCCCAGCCCGGAACCAGTGACGACCGGACCCAGTTCCACCAGGAGTTCTACGACAAGCTCCGCGCGAGCGAGGGCGCCGACTTCCTCGAGCTCATCCAGGGCCCGCTCGTCCTCATCCCCGGCTTCGACTTCCCGATGGCGCGCGCCTCGATCGCGCTCGAGGTCCGGGACAACTTCTCGGTCCGCCTCACGGAGGTCGCGAACTCGAACTCGGGCGGGATCGCGTTCGACGCCGGCGGGCGGGGCCCCGGCTTCGGGGTCCCCGGCCTCCTCAAGTTCATCGTCCGGGAAGGCTCGCCGCCCGTGGCCGGTCTTCCTGGCGGCCTCGCCCAGGTCAACACGGTCGGCGTCGTCAACCGCGGCGCCGACGTCGGCGTCACGCTCTCCTACACGCTCGCCGGGACGGTCTTCTCGGAGGACACGATCTCGGAGACGAACAACTACCGGGCCGCCTGGGGCCGGCTACTCGACCAGATCGACCTCGACGCGAGGTTCGACGTCATCAACCGGCTCGACGAGATCACCCGCCTCTCGCTCCGCGCCGAGATCCTCCGGACCGTCGGGAACGCGCCCTTCGAGGTCTTCGCCGACGTCGGCTTCGGTCTTCGTGTAGAGTTCCGCGACGTGAGTCCGTAGGAGTCCACCATGCCCCAGACCGCCCTCCCGAACATCGGCGTCAACTTCGAGTACACCCTCGGGACGAACGACTGGAAGAACGGCTTCGACTCCTCGATGGTCATCCTCGACTCGAGCGCCCAGGCCTTCGTCATCGACCAGCGGACCGCGGAGCCCGTCGGCCCCGCCGTCGGCGACACCTACCTCCTCGGCCCAGGGACACCGACCGGGGCGAACTGGGGCCCGGACACCGGCGGGATCGCCGACGCTCTCGCCGTCTTCACGAACGTCCCAGGCCAGACCGACGGCTCGCCCTGGTTCTACATCCAGCCGCGCGACGGCTTCCAGGTCTACGACCGGACGCTCGACCGCCCCTGGATCTTCATCAACGGCGTCTGGACGCCTGGCGCGCTCGACCGGAAGTTCGAGAAGCTCGAGATCGGCGCGACCCACTTGACCGTCCTCGAGGACGCGGGCCGGATGCTCACGCTCGACGACTCCTCGACGCCCGTCCTCCTCCGGATCGACACGTTCGCGCAAGTCCCGCTTCCGCTCGGCGTGATCTACGAGGTCCTCTACCTGGGGACCGGCTTCCTCGAGGTCGCGGGCCAGACCGGCGTCACGATCCGCTTCGCCGGCTACGACGAGAGCGCGGCCGTCGCCGGCGCGCGCCCGACCTTCGAGCTCAACGAGCACTTCAAGCTCTGGCACATCGCGAGCGACGTCTGGATCCTCTTCCCGGACCAGCGGACGCCGACGATCCAGGTCGAGACCGGCGCGAGCTTCGAGCCGACGATGAGGAACCGGAACGGGACCGTCATCCTCGACAACGCGGCCCTCGCGCTCAACATCCCCGACCAGGCGACCGTCCCGATCCCGATCGGCGACGAGCTCGAGTTCCTCGAGGTCAACGGGAGCGCCGTCACCGTCACCGACGACGCGGCCGTCACCTGGCGAGCCGGATCCCAGAACCTCGTCGTCGCTGGCATCGCGGCGAACGCCCGCGCTAGAATCCGGAAGACTGGCTCCGACGAGTGGTTCGTCATCAACAACGCCGCCCTCCCGACTTAACAGGAGACACCCATGTCCCAGAACCTCCAGCTCCAGAAGACCGTCAACATCCACGCCCGACGGATCCGACACCGGCGTCGTCTCTTCACGACCGACCCGAGCTTCCGCTCACGCCACGCCGGCTTCGACAACTTCCTCACCCGCGAGGCGACCAGGGCGAACGCGAGCCCGCTCCGTCTCATCGGCGAGGCGATCGCCGCCGGCGGCTCCGGCTACTTCGTGAACGACCAGTTCTCGATCACCGGCGGGAGCTTCACGGTCCCCGCGGTCGGCATGGTCTCGGAGGTCTCGGCCGGCGTCGTCACGAACGCGAAGCTCGTCGAGCGCGGGACCTACACCGTCGTCACGCCGCCGGCATCGCCGACGACCGTGATCCGCCAGAAGAACGGCGCCCCGACACCTGGGACCGGCTTGACGATCAACGACGGGATCACCGTCTCGGTCTCGGGCGTCACGAACGTCGAGCTCCTGGCGGCCCTTCGGTCGCGCTTGAACCTGGCGGGGAACGTCCCGACCAGGAAGGCGGCCAGGGACTACCGGAACGACGAGAACTCCTCGGACACCTACGCGGACGCCGGCGTTCCGATCTCCTAGTCGTCGGGCTCCTCACGGAGGACCGCGACGTCGTGGGTCAACACGGCCCGCCTCATCTTCTCCGGCGAGGGAGCTCGGCCGGCCTGGCGGATCGCCCCGCACAACCAGCGGAGATCGGGGACGCCCAGGCCCGAGAGGTTCACGACGATCCCGCCGAGCGTGATCCGCGCGTGGGTCGGGATCTCCTGGTCGTGGATCCAGGCGATGAACTTCCTCGCGTCGTCCCAGTCGATCGCGCTCGAGCATAGGTTCACCGGCATCGGATCGGGCTCCGGCGCCGGCTTCCCGTAGACCTGGCCGGCCGGCTTCCCCAGGCCCAGGTCCTCGGGCGAGTTCGGCTTCGGGTCATCCGGATCCGGCTCGGCGTACTTCGGGAGGACGTGGATCTCGGAGAAGCGCCCGCTCCCGTCTGGGCGCTGGCGCCGCCCGCGGATCGCGATGAGCCCCTTGTCCTTCAAGCCGGAGAACCGGCCCGAGTAGCCCTCGCGCTCGATCCCCTCGCGCTGGCCGAACTCCCAGGTCGTGAGGCCGTGAGCTCCCGCCGCGGCGACCGCGTCGAAGACCTCCTTCTCGCGCCTGGTCGCGCCGCCGGACTTCTCCAGGATCCGGCCGGCCTCGTGTGAGGTCTCGGGATTGTTGCGCCTGGTCGGCGCCTTCGCGTCGTCGAAGAGGCCGCCCTGGGTCGGGTCGTCTGGGCCGTCTCCAGCCCCTCCTCCTGGACTAGAAGGGGACGTCGTCACCTTCATCCTCCTCGAGGCGCTCCTTCGGCCTGGAGCTTCTGGCGGGCTCCTGGGGCCTGGATCGGCCTCCTCCCTGGTTCCGGTAGCACTCCGGGCAGAGCTTCATCCAGCTCGCGCCCTTGAACGCCTTCCCGCAGCCTGGGCCCTCACACGTCCGATCGGATTGACACCGATGTCGGGATCCCGTCGCCGGATCCTCGGGGATCCAGCCGCCGTTCTTCATGCCCCACTTGATAGGCGCCCCACAGTCTCGACAATTCCCTCTTCCGCCTTCCGCCATGTCTTCCTCCTCGTGAATTATCCCCAGGTTCTCCACAGCTTACGACCAGGTCATCCCCTGGGATTGACGACGCCGGGCCCCTCCGTTACAACAACAAGCTATAACAGATTGACCGACTTCAACCGGCCAGGTCCAGGTCCGGAGGGAGGGGCCAGAAGCTCCGGACACGACGAACCAGGTCGGAAGCCGGCGGACTTGTGAGTCGCCGGTCTCGGGAGATCTTGCGGGGAGGGCCGGGCTCATGCGAGAATCGCGTCGCCCGGTCGTTCATCCTGCAAAGACGCCGACCGAAAAAAGCCCCGCCGGGATCTTCGCCTGGCGGGGCTTTACTTTTTACGCCTTCCCGGCGCGTGTTACAAGTAGACGACCTCGTCGATCTCCGAGGCCTTGAGAACGAACCCGTCCCAGCCGTGGAACTTCACCTTCAACCGGCCGAGCTCGAGGTCGACGCTCTGGACTTTCCGCGTCGACTTCCGCTTCCCGTCGCGGACCGCGACCTTGAACGTCACGTCGACCTTCCCGCCCTGGGAGAGCCAGCTCGAGATCTCGGCGAGATCCTGGCGGCCGATCATGCTCCCATCCTCCGCTCGGCTTCTTCCTCGGCCGCCATGTCGGCGAGCTCGCGCTCCTGGGTCCGCCAGGCCTGGCGCTCCTCCTTCGTGAGTCGGTCCCAGTCGGGCGCCGGCGTGACGCGCTTCCCCTTGCACTCGTAGCAGGGGACGTCGTAGACGCCGGCCATGTAGTCGTCCCGGAACTCGGGACCGGCCTCGTCGAAGTCCTCCTGGCTCAAGCCGTTCCCGTCGATCGCGGGATTGACGTGAGACCCGGAGCCGCGACACCGAGAGCACACGACGAACTTCGTCGGGATCTCGATCTCGTCCTGGTCGATGAAGACCGTGAGCTTCTGGTCGTCGTTCATGTCGTTCTCCTATTGTGAGAGACCTCGATCACCTTGACGCGCCGGTTCCCGGCGACCAAGTGGACGAGCTCGATGAGCCGCCGGGCGCCCTGGAGATCATGCTCGACCAGCTCGTCGAAGACCTCCTGGAGCCGTCGGAGCGCCTGGTTGAACTGGCCGGCGACGATCACCGGCTCGTGATGAACCAGGAGCTCCTCGACGTTCATGTCGCGGGGCGAGTAGCCGAGGCCGCTCATGAGGGGATCCTCCCCTTCCCGTCCCAGCCGACGAGGTCGACCGTCCGCTCCAGGCGGAAGCGCCGCTCGATGAGCTCGCGCTGGCGGTCGAGGACCTCCTGGTCCGTGTTCCCGGTCGGGTTCAAGATCGTCCAGGTCCTCGCGACCCTGGGGATCTCGATCCCGTTCGTCATCGGCGCCCTCGACCAGAGCTCGACCGGGACCTGGTCCCGGTTCGACTCGATTCTGGCGCGCGTTCCCGCTTCCGTCTTCCTCATGATTGTCCTCCTTCGCGGATCACCCGCGCGGCGCGGACGAGTTCGGCGAACGGCGACGGCCGCCGCTTCCCCTCGATCCGGTTCAAGTGGACCCAGATCCCGGCCCAGTATCCGAACATTACGAACTTATACCGGGCCAGGGAGTCGACCGCCTTCGCGGCGGCTTCCTGGATCTCATGGTCGAGCTTCTCGTGTTGCGTCATGGTCGTCCTCCTACTGGTTCACAATTCGGGGCCGTAAGGTCGGCGGGTCGTCGAAGTTCGAGATCGAGCTCGTGACGGCCTCGACCTCCGCGTCGTCCAGGCCGGCGTCGACCTGGGCCTGGATCCGGCGCTTCATGAAGGCCGCCCGATCGTCGCCGTGTTCGGCCTTGTAGCGGCTATGGTTGACCGCGATGTTCGTCGAGTCGGCGCTCTCGAAGCGCGTGAGGCCGGCGAACACGCCGAGCCCTCTCATCAAGTGGATCCACGGCCGGCGATCGTGATCGCGCTCGACCTGGTCGACGACATCCGACGCCTCCTGGATCCGCGCCAGGTATCCGGCCCGGTTCTTCTGGACGTCGAACTCGGCGCAAGATCCGAAGCCGACGAAGTTCATGAGCTGGCACAAGATCGCCAACTGGTCGAGGCTCTCGTCTAGGTGCCAGATCGCCATCGTCCGGGCCGGGAACTCGGCGAGCTCTTCGCGAAGCGCCCACGAGACCTCGAGGAGGTTCTCCTTCTCGGAGCCCTCGATGACGTCCGGGATCACGGCGATCGCCTGGGGCGAGTAGTCCTGGGCCGTGTTCGCCCAGGTCCAGAACTCGTTCCGGTCGATCTGGCCGCGACCCTGGCGCCAGTGAGTGAAGGCCCCATTGTCGAGGACCAGGATCTCGTCCTCGCCGACGAGCTCGATCACGCGATCGAGATCTCGGGGATCCGCGTGAGACACGCAGAACGAAGAGCCGGCGAGCGACGGGAGGAGGGCCTTCGGCGTGACCGGAGTCCCGACGACGATCCTCGGCTTGAAGATGTTCGAGTTCATCGGGCGACACCGGCGAGAAGACGTCGGGCCTCCTTCGTGGCGCCGTTCCGACGAGCGGATCCGCGGAACTTCGCGGCGGCGTTCCCGACCGGGCCGGCGTCCTCGACGCGGATCTCGTCCTTCGCCTGGCGGCGGACGACGACCTTCGGCGTCTGGATCACGAAGCGGACCAGGTCACGGCCCTCGAACATGATCGCCGCGCGGAAGGCGCCGTCGACCCAGGCGGTCACGAACTTCGCGGTCATGACGTCACCGCGAAGCGAAGACCGTGAAGCGCCGAGAACTCGTTGAAGCGCGCGACGGCGCGATCGGCCTCGACTCGTGTCGACATCGTGAAGGCCTCGGCGATCTTCTCCGAGGTCCAGGCATCACCGGCGCGGCCGGTCCAGAAGAGGACGCGGTCGTTCGCGTCCTGGGCGGTCAAGATGAAGTCGGTCATGTCGAGCTCCTCGCCGGCGGATCCGGCTTAAAGAGTTAAGTGTACCGCAACGCGGGACAGGAACCGTGACCCACGTCACAGATCTCGACATCCGTCTCAACAAGATCAAGGACTTGGGAGGTAGTCCTCTAGTTATGTCAAATCGCCCCGGATCCTGGCATCCGAGGCCGGCCGGGCCTCTCCTGGGCGCCCGTTCTCGTGTCGTGTTACAGTGAGCGGACGAGAACCCGAGGAGATGTTCCCCGTGAAACAACCGAACCTTCTCCGCGCCGCTCGACGGAGCTCCGGCAAGACGGCCGACGAGATCTGCAAGGCGACCGGATGCACTCGGCCGACGCTCTACCGCGTCGAGGCCGGCGAGGTCACGCCGAAGCGCCCGCTCGCTCGCGCGCTCTTCCGGCTCTACGGCGGGAGCGTCCCGCTCGCTCACATCTACGACCCGGAGTTCGCCGGCGAAGTCCGAGCCGCGACGTGACCCGCTCGATCACGGTCCACGATCCGACGCCCGACTCGCCCTGGATGGCGACGCCCTCGCCGGCGACGACGATCGCGGAGCTCGAGCAAGCGATCCGCGCCTTCCCGAACCTCGAGGTCCGCCAGCTCGACAACATGGTCGTCCTCGTGACGGCGTTCCGGGACTGGGAGAAGCCGACCGCCGACGAGCTCGCTCGGGCGATGTTCGGCCCAGACAACGACGCCGTCCTCGTGACCGAGACCGGCGCCCGCAAGATCATCGACGAGGACTCGCTCCCCGTCGGATAGTTGACGCCGGAGGCCGTTCCGCTGGCGCGGGTCCGTGAGGGGCTCCTGGGGCGGTCTCCGGTTTTTGTTTCTTCGTGAGGGAGGAAGAAGATGATGAGCTCGTCCGATCTGCCGGCGTGTCCGGCTTGCGGCGTCCGGACCGTCCGCTCCGTTCACCGGCCCGCCGAACACGATAAGCCCGCCGCCACGTTCTACGCTTGCTCACAATGCGGGAGCGACCGGACCCAGGCCTGGGAAGAAGTCCAGCCGCCGCCGCCGCCCGAGAAGGCCTTCGCCGGTCTCCCCGCGGCCTTCGACCTCGAGGCGAAGGAGCGCCACGAAGAAGAGGACCTCGAGAAGGGAGGCGACTCATGAGCCAGGCGCCCGAGCTCGTCTTCCTGGATCCGCGGGTCGCCTTCCGTCTTCCGTCCTCGAAGGCGAACGCCGCCGAGGCCCAGGCCGGCGGATCCTCCGAGCCGGTCGGCTACATCCGCCAGGACATCTTCGAGGAGAAGCTCCGCCAGGCGGCGAACGTCGACCAGGAGATCATCATCCAGATCCAGGTCGTCGGCGACATCCTCCACGGCCTCTCGAACATGGGCCGGCTCTTCGCCTACCGCGACCCGATCGGGATCCAGGACCAGCTCGACGGCGTCCCCGAGGGGATCGTCGGCTGGCATCTCATCGCCGACCGCGAGCTCGCTCCGTGAGGGCCTGGAAGAGCGCCGCGACGGATCCCGAGAAGGTCTTCCTCTACTTCCGCGAACACGCCGACAAGTTCTTCACCGAGGACCATGTCGCCGCCCAGATCCGCGTCGGCCGCCGGCGGACCCGGAGGATCGTCGCCTGGCTCGTCGCCGAGGCGAAGCTCGAGTCGATCGAGACCGTGAGCTCGTTCGCCTGGGGCCGGCCGAAGAAGATGTTCCGCGCGGTCCGAACGACCGAGGACGAGATCCGCCAGGTCGAGCTCTTCCGGGACGCGATCGCCTCCGCCGGCTTCGGCGACCCTTACGGATGAGCGGCCGGTGTCGCGATTGCGGCGCGATCTTCGACGAGCCGAGCTTCTCCGAGGGCCCGAAGACCTGGGACGAGGCGACCCAGACCGTCGTCCGCTTCGCCGAGTCGCGGTTCTTGTGTCCGGAGTGCTTGAGCCCGAACATCCGAGAGGATCCAGGAGACGCTCGTCCCGGCGCGTGATACACTGGGCGGGCCCTTTGCAGGAGAACAACATGAACGACAAGACCGCCCAGGCCGTCGTCCTGGCGGAGCCGAACGGCTCCGGAAACGGCCGCGAGCTCGAGGTCCGATCGGCCCTCGACATCAAGCCCTCCCTCTTCAAGGCCGGCCTCGAACGCCGGAAGAAGAACCGCGACACCCTCATCGACCACATCCGCGACGCCCTGGTCGAGGGGACCGACTTCGGCCGGATCCACGTCATCCCGAAGGACCGATGTCCGGACGGCCGCTTCTGTGCGAACGCCTACCACTTCTCGAAGCCGTCGCTCTGGAAGGCCGGCGCCGAGAAGATCGCCGGGATCCTCGGCCTCCGCGTCACCTGGCCGACGCTCCGGGCCTACGAGGAGCGGGTCATCCGCGGCGAGACCGTCACCCAGATCCTCCTCCGTTGTGAGCTCCTCAACTCCGACGGCGTCATCATCGCCGAGGGGATCGGCGCGCGCGACGCCGGCGATGATCTCAACAAGGCGCTCAAGATGGCGAAGAAGAGCGGCCAGATCGACGCCGTCCTCAACGTCGGAGGCCTCTCCGAGGTCTTCACCCAGGACCTCGAGGACATGGATCCCGAGAAGCTCGCCGGCCAGCGCGACCCGTTCCAGCCAGGCGAGGAGCGAGTCGAGTCCGCGATCCCCAGGAACGCGAAGCCGCTCTCGTCCCATTGTCCGATCGGGAAGGACTGGAAGGGCGTCCCCTGGGCCGAGGTCGACGCCGGCTTCCTCTCCTGGATCATCGAGAAGATCGACGACAAGCCAGACCTCCGCGACCGAGCCCTCAAGGAACTCGAGAGCCGGAGCGTCGAGACCGACGAGGCCGGCGAGCGCCGGCGGGATGATAGACTGGCGGGGACGAAGAAGAAGATCCAGGACTACGCCCGCGAGCTCGCGACGGCGAAGAACCTCGACCAGATCCTCGTCATCAAGGAAGAGCTCCCGGAAGACTTTGAACCAGGCCTTCGGGCCTTCATCGCAGAACGTGAGGCCGAACTCGGCCCGCAGTAATTGACCGGCCCGTGAGGGGCCAGGAGGACAACATGGAGATCACAACCCAGAAGGCGATCGCGATCGCCGAGCTCAACCCCATCGTCACCGACATCGCGGCCTTCGCCGGCACGATCGAAGGGATCGACGTCGCCGACGAAGAGACCCAGGGCCAGGTCGGCGACCTCGTGAAGATGATGAACCACCGCCGGAAGAAGCTCGAGGACAAGCGCGAGAGCCTCGTGAAGCCGCTCAACCTGGTCGTCCGCGAGATCAACGCGCTCTTCAAGCCGCCGCGCGATCGGATCGACCAGATCGTCCAGATCGCGAAGAAGAAGATGAACCGCTTCGCCCAGGCCCAGGTCGCCCTCGAGGACGAGAAGCGCCGGATCGCCCAGCGCGAAGCCCAGGAGGAACGCGAGGAAGCCCAGCGGCTCGCCGAGGCGCTCCGGAAGAAGGCCGGCCAGGAGGCCGCCGTCGTCGCCGATGTCGTCGAGGAGGAGGCCGAGAAGAAGGTCGTCCAGGCGGCGAAGCCGGCGAAGGTCGCCACGACCAGGGGCCGCGAGTCGAGCGTCATCATCACGAAGACCTGGAAGGCGGAGGTCGTGGATCTCCTCGAACTGGCGAAGGCGGTCGCCGATGGTAAACTCCCGACCCATGTCATCGAGCCGAACATGACGGCCCTCAACGACATCGCCCGCGAGAAGAAGGACGCCGGCACGATCAACGGCGTCCGCTTCTTCGAGGATGTCTCGACGAGCGTCCGATGATCGAGAGCAAGATCGCGACGCGCGTCCGCCGGCCAGTCCGCGCCGACTTCGAGCTCCTCGTCGACGAGCCCGATCGGAAGATCCGGATCATCGACCAGGACCGCGGCTCGATGAGCGTCACGAACGACCTCGAGCGCGTCCTGGTCGAGGTCTCTCATCACCTGGACCGGGCCCTCCCCGACTACGACATCCTCTACCGCGACTCGACCGGGACCTGGGACCGGGTCATCGTCAAGGCCGACGACGCCTTCGCTCACACGTTCCTCGTCTCCGTCCAGCCAGGGCCCAGGGAGCCCCAGGAGCTCCGCGACGACATGGTCCGGATCCGGAAGGCGATGACGTGACCGAGTTCGCCGTGAACGGCTTCTGGTTCCTCCTGGGCTTCTTCCTGGCCTCCTGGTTCTCCTACAAGGCCCAGATCCGGAAGCGGGCCCAGGCGGCGGCCTCGTTCCTGGCGGCGAAGAACCAGGTCATCGCGATCTTGAACTCCGTGAAGGAGATGACCGAGATCACCGTCACGATCCGCGACGAGACCGGCGAGCTCACCCTCGAGACCGAGGAGGCGACGCCGCCGGCGAAGAAGGGCCTCCACTGAATCCAGCCGTCCGGGGCGTCCTCCTGGGGCGGCCGGATCGACCGCCGGCCGAAGAAGCCGGCGAAGTCCTCGCGACATCGCCCCGCTCTCCGGCGGGGCTTTTTTTTGCTATGCTCGACCCCGGCCGTGAGGGCCGCGAGTTACTCGAAGCCGTCGACCCGTGACTGGTAGCCGGCGGAATCCAGGAGGCCCTCATGTCCTTCCAGTTCGGCCCGAAGTCCCAGGCGAAGCTCGTCACAGCTCACCCCGATCTCGGGGCGGTCTTCGCGATGGCGATCAAGCGGACGCCCTACGACATCACGATCGTCCACGGCTGGCGCGGCGAAGAAGTCCAGAACGCCCTCGAGGACTCCGGCGCCTCGACGAAGAGGTTCCCCGACTCTCGCCACAACAAGACCGACGACCCGAGCATCGGGGACCCGAACCAGGTCTCGGACGCGATCGACTTCGCGCCCTACGTCACCCTCGCGTCCGGGAAGAAGGGGATCCCCTGGGGCGAGACCCACATCTTCGCCGTCATCGCCGGCGTCATCTTCGCGGCGGCCGACGAGTTCGGCGTCGAGCTTCGCTGGGGCGGCGACTGGGACGGCGACGGCAACACGAAGGAGCACTCGCTCCAGGACTGGGGCCACATCGAGAGGAGAAGAACTTCATGAAGCAACTCACACGGACCCAGGCGGGCGTCTCGATCGCGGCGGTCGCCGCGTTCCTCTTCGGCGGCGGCGGCTCCCTGGTCGTCTGGGGCGCCGATCAACGCTACGCCCAGAAGGAGGACATCGAGGCGCTCGGGAAGATCGTCGAGACGAACTCCGTCGCCCAGCTCGCGACCGTGTCGTCGGTCGACGTCCTTCTCATCCAGGTCCTCGACATCCGGATCGAGGAGCTCGAGACCGACATCCGCGAGCTCGAGAACGAGGAAGAGCTCACGACCCGCGAGGAGGCCCTCCTGGCCGAGACCCGGAACGAGCTCGCCGATCTACGGACCGAGCGGGGCTTGACGCTCTCGAGGGTCCTCGCCAGGAGAACAAATTGAACCAGGCGGGCCACGCAAAACCCCGCCGCCGTCGATCCACTCGACCCGCCCGCAAACGGCGCGCGCGTGTCGAACGCCCGCCTCCTGGAGGAGGCGCGTGATGTCGGACGACATCGTCATCCGCTTCGCCGATCGGCTTGACGCCTTGCGAATTATTCCGCGTTTCCTGGTCATCTTCTACTACGTCTTCTTCGCGAAGTTCTCGTTCTACCTGGCGGACTGGTTCATGGCCTACGACTTCACAACGATCGAGAACCAGGCGGTCGCGCTTGCGATCGCCGGCTTCCCGGTCGGGATCCTCGGAGTGATGACGGGCGTCCTCGGGACGCTGACGAATAACTACTTTCGGACCGGGCGATCCAATGGCGGGTAGAACTTGAACATCCAGGCGCTCCTCGTTGTTCTCGTGCTAGGTGGCGGCATGATCGGCGCCGGCGTCTTCCTCGTCAAGGGCCAGATCGACCAAAGGGTCGCCGCGGAAGTCGCCGCGACGGCCGAACGAACACGCGCCGACCTGGCCGAAGCCCAGGTCGACCGCCTCGAGGACGCCCTCGAGGATGACCGAGAACGCCAGGCGGAACTCCGGACCGAGCTCCAGGCCGCCCGAACCCGTGAAGACGAGACGACCGAAGTCCTCGAAGATCGAGCGCGGCTCGAAAGCCTCACCCAGGCGAAGCCAGGGCTCCTCGAGCGCCTGGCAAGGCGAGCGACGACGAAGGTCTGGGAGGACATCGAGGTCGTCGCCCGTGAATAGGCGGGCGCCGCTCCTGGTCCTGGTCGGGGTTCTTCCTGGTTGTTCGCTCTTCGGGACCGCGCCGCCCGACATCAACATCGTCGAGAAGCCGGTCCCGGTCGTGTGTTCGGCCACGACCGAACGGCCCGACGAACTCAACCTGGGCGACACGCCGCCGACGCTCGTGATGAACGACGCCCAGGTCTGGGGCTACTGGTTCAACTCCGAGCTCTACGCCGTCCTCGCCGAGAACCTCCAGGCGATGAGGACCTGGATGACCCAGTCGTCCGCGATCCGCGGGAAGCTCGTCGAGTGTATCGACGGCCACAACGACCGGATCGACACCGAGGCCCCGGCTTTATAGCGCGCCGTCCCGGCTCGTGTTACCTTCCCGAGGGAAGACCGACGCCCAGGGGAGGCCCGTGATGTTCTACAACGACGAACTCCGGCGACTCACGCCGCTCGCCTACCTGGCCGTCATGTGTCTCGTCTTCTGGGCCGTGATGTTCTTCGCCTGGCCGTTCTGGACCGGCGCCCTCATCGCGGTCGCGTTCGGGATCCTCGGCTCCTACCTCTTCGGCGCCTGGATCCGTGAGCGGATCGGGAACCGGATCGCGGTCCACAAGGCCCGAACCGAGAAGGCGATCCAGGACCAGTTCGACGACCTCGAGGAGTAGACGATGGCGAAGACCAGAACCGAAGCCCAGAAGACCCGCCGGCGAGAACGCGATCGAGAGCGACGCGACGAGCTCGCCCAGGACGCGCCCGAGCCCCAGGACGAACGCCCTCCGATCCCGGCGCTCAAGGTTCAACGGATGGGGAAGCTCTTCCGGATCGCCTACGCCGCGACCCGCAACCTCGCGAAGTTCAACTCGGGCGAGCCGGTCGACGGCGGCGGCTACGACGACGACATCACCGCCCAGATCGAGCTCTCGAAGATCCTCGGAGAACACGGGCCCCAGACGGACGCCGAGGCGGAAGGCGTCGGCTAATGAGACCCGACGGAGCGCCGGAGGACTTCGACCAGGAGCAAGCCGCGCGCGACTACTACGACCGGAAGGCCCGACACCGGGAGGAGATGCTCCGGCCCCTCTCCTGGGTCTTCGCGATCGGCCTCATCCTCGCCGCGCTCATGCTCTTCTTCTCGACCAGGTCGGAGGCCCAGGAGATCCCCGTCCCGCTCGAGGCGCCGTGTCCGAGCGGCGAGTGTACGATCTACAACCAGGCCTTCGTCTTCGCCTTCACCGGCCAGGAGCGGATGATCCGATGGTCGCTGGATCCGAACGACGTCTCGAACATGGTGCTCTTCACCGAGATCACCGTCTTCGAGTTCCCGCCGAAGGCCGCCGCCTTCCCGGTCATGAAGGCCGAGCTCCCGGAGGTCGATCGCGAGATCGGCTGGACACCGAACCGGGCCGGGACCTACTTCGTCGAGGCGCGCGCGTGTCGAACCGACGGCGACCTGGCCGGCGAACCAGAAGCCGAACAACACCCGACCCGCGGGCTCATCTTGTGCTCGATCATCGCCTCGAGCGTCGACCCAGCGGCGACCGCTCCGGACGTGTATCCTCGCGGGTTCGTGCTACTGATTAAACTCGCGCCGGCGACCGGCGGCGGGATCGAATAGGAGCCAGACATGGCGAAGATCAAGCGGAAGAAGCTCACGGTCGACCTCGCTCCGGGCGTCGACTTCTGGGACTGGTATCAACGCGACACCGCCGGCGAGATGGCGACCTGGCTCGCGGCGATGGACGCCGGCGACGTGACCGATCGGTTCGCGACGACCGACGTCCCCGAGGTAGACGTCCCCGAGACCGAGGGCGTGTTCGACTTCGCCGTCATCCAGAAGGACGCGGCCGGCAACGAGAGCGACCCGTCGACCTTCGCCGGCTGGGTCGCGGTCCCTTTAGACTTGAGCCCCCCGGCCCCGGCGACGGGCGGCCAGATCATCGACGCCTGATCGCCGTGATCGTGATCCTCGTGATCGCGCTCGCCGCTTGCTGGATTTTGTAGAAGGAGACGCTCATGTTCGGCCTTGACCTCACGACCCTCATCGTCGGGATCCTCATCGGTCTCGTCCTGGTTCAACTCTACCCGCCGAGCGCCCGGATCGGCGTCTTCATCATCAACAAGGGGAAGGCCGCCCTCGCCTGGATCCGCAACCGATGAGCCGGGGCGTCTGGATCTTCATCGGGCTCCTCGTCCTGGCGTTCGGTCTTCTGGCGCTCGTGACGCTTGCGGGGCTCGTGATGGGTCCCGGTTTTGACCCTTGACCCAGCTCCAGGTCCTCGACATCGTCCCCGTCCCAGCTCCGCGCCAGTCGCGGCGCGACAAGTGGGCCCCGTCGAAGGCCGTCCAGAACTACCGCGCCTTCCGTGACCATGTCGGCTACAAGATCACCGAGCTCCCCGCGGACTTCTTCCACGCCGTCTTCGTGATCCCGATGTCGTCGTCCTGGAGCGAGAAGAAGAAGCGCGGCCTCGTCGGTCAACCTCACGAGCTCAAGCCCGACGCCGACAACCTGGTCAAGGCGCTCATCGACGCCGTCTACCGCGACCGAGAGGACTCCCAGGTCTGGAACTACGCGACGACGAAGCTCTGGGGCTTCCACGGCGCGATCATCATCTCCGACGACTGGTTCCCGTTCTTCGAGCTCCCCGTCGACCTGGCCGCTCTGGTTCGGGGCTCCTGGGAAGTGTACGATCGGACGCCCGTCGTGTGAGACGACCCCGGAGGCCGTGATGGCCGAAGAAGCCCAGGAAGAGACACCCGGAGGACATGATCCCGCGCGCGCGCTACCGGGGAACCGCTCCGTCCTCCCGCTCAACCTCGTCAAGTTCCTCGAGGCGCTCCGTCACAACGGGAACGTCTCGCTCTCCGCGCGGATCATCGGCTGGAGCCGCTCGACCGTCTACGCCTTCGCCGCGAAGAACCCGAGCTTCCGGGAGGCGATGAGGGAGGCCTTGACCGAGGGCCGCGAGCTCCTCGTCGGCGAGGCCTGGAAGCGCGCCGTGACCTGGGCCGAGTACACCGACACGAAGAAGACCCTCCACGTCTCGCCGCCGTCCGACCGCCTCCTGGCGATCCTGGTCGCCGGCTACTTCCAGGAGTTCAAGCCAGGCCGCGGCGATGACGT